GTTTTGTCAGCATCCCAACTGGAACCTACTGTTCTTTCGAGCAGTCGTTTCCGCCAGAAGCGGAGAAGTTATTATGCTACCAGCTCCATCAAACCAGGTGGGTTCATTTCGAAAGTTAGATATTTTTGATCAAACTTATCGTCTTGTTTCCACCGATGGAACTGAGTCGGGCTACACCGAACATACAGTTATTGAAACTGATGCTTGGGCGAAGTCTCCGACTGTGCGTAATAACTGGAGGGTCTTAAAAGGGCGACCTTGGCGAGATCCTTCCTCCTATTCTCGAAAAGTCATCAAGTACAGGTGGATCCGCGGATCTCACTCGAGGCCATTTCCGTCTAACCCTACGGGGCAGACGGAATACTTCGATGGAGTATTCTCCGGACCTAACCCTGCGGATTTTAATCCACATTGGATGGCCAAAGAAATAGGGGTTCAAGACACCGATGCTTATAGACAAGCTATCACTGAGTGTCTGCTGAAACTCAACGACAGTAAGGCCAAAGTTGGCCAATACTTAGCTGAGTCTCGGCAATCCGCTAACATGATCGCGGATGCGGGTACTGACCTCCTCACGCTTTTACTTAAGGTTAAGCGTGGGGACCTTAAGGGGTTACCATTGAATTATGGTGTCCTTAGCCGCAAGGCTCGGGATTACTACCTTCAATGGCAATTCGGTTGGAAGCCGCTGTGTATGGACATCTACGGTCTATATGACAATCTCATAAACAGGCTACCTATACAGCCCTTTCTCAGTGCTTCTCGCACTGTAAAGACGCCGTATAACTATAGCCTTCCTTATGGGGGTCACGACTGTAAGGTGAACATTAAGCATACGGATACATGTAAACTCTGGGCATCGCTTAGCGAACAAACGTTAGCGACTGCTCAAAGCTATGATGTAATAAACCCGCTCTCACTGACGTGGGAGTTGGTTCCGTATTCCTTTGTTGTCGATTGGTTTGCACCTATCGGCAACACACTCGCGTCATTAACCGCTACTGCGGGTCTGGATTTCATCGGTGGATACTCTGGTCAGGTCCGTGAAGGCACAAATATTATTGAGTGCTTAGCGGGCCATGTAGAACAAGAATTCTTTTTCTACACCAGGGCTGCCCATAGTGATTTCCCACAAGTGGGATACTATGGAAAACAGAATCCACTAAATCTGGATAAGGCCACAAAACTTTTAGGTCTCTTATCGCAGCTGTATTAATACAGCATAACAATATTCCGTACATTCCGTACGGATGTAACCCGGGACTAATAGATCCCATAAGGAGCATATATGCCCCAGCTTGCGAACATTATCCTCCAGGATAGTGCAGCTACCCCCGTGGATCACACGTATACCCCGCGCGACATCGTCGATGGCGTTGCGACTGTGATCGAAGGGAGTGGAGTTCCCATTGGAGACAATTCTGTCTCTTGGTCGCTCCGGAAGACGCCTAGCGGTCGATACAAAGGTATCATCCGCGCGCGCTTCCCGATCGTGCAGACTCAGACTATTAACGGTGTTTCGACTCCGGTTGTGGTCCGTCAGGCAAACTGCGAACTTACTGTCAACTTCGATGCTACCAGCACCGAACAAGAACGTAAGGACGCATGCCGCCTGATGCAGACCATTCTCCGTTCGTCGAACCCGGCTGTCTGGGACTGCTTCACGAAGCTTCAGGGTGTGTACTGACCTTGCGGACAGCACTCACTCTGGTCACCCTCGCGGTGATTATAGTCATGGCAAGTTTAACTGCCTTGGCAATATACTTGGCATTCCTATCCACCTCAGGTGATAGGAGCATAAAGGGATACCCATATGCTCAAGTCGAAACGCGCGTTTCCACACGGGAACGCGAATTTCAAGCTCCGGGAAGATCTAACTCCC